AGCGTATTGGATCTATCCAGAGCATCCAAACGGTCCTTATGCAACGAGGGCGACTCCTGAGCGAATTGATGCGTCAGAGATCATCCATCTCTATCGCGTTGACCGTATCGGCCAAAGTCGCGGCGTATCGTGGTTCGCTCCTGTGCTGTCATGGCTGCGCGATCTCGGGGTCTACGTGGATAACGAGATTCAAGCCTCGGCGGTGGCGTCTTGCTTTGGCGTTGCAATTACAACAAACGGCAGGGCTGGCAGTGGCTTGATGCCATCGACGGATGAAGAAACGACCGACACGAACGGCAATTCGTTTGAATACCTTGAACCAGCAATGGTCGTCCGGTTGCAGCCGGGCGAATCAGTCGAGTCGATCAATCCCGGGCGACCGAATTCAGCTTCAGAACCGTGGATCAACCTGATGCTTCGGGGCATCTCAGTTGGGACGGGATTGTCTTACGAGGTTGTTTCACGCAACTACTCAGGCACGTCCTACAGTAGCAGCCGCACATCGATGCTGGAAGACCGCCGACGCTTTCGACGTTGGCAGAAGTATCTCGTTCAGCACATGTGTCAGCCGATTTGGGATGCGTTCTGCGATCAGGCATCAACTGCCGGAGTCGATGGTTTTCCGTCAATGACTGACATCCTCGACGATCGACGCACGTCAACTGCCGTGGAATGGCAGACTCCCGCATGGGAATGGGTCGACCCTCAAAGCGAACAGGCGGCATCAGACGCGGCGTTGAATTCATTCCAAAGCACATATCAGGATGAACTTGGGCAGCGTGGCAAGAGTTGGCGCAACGTGTTCTACCAGCGAGCCAAAGAGGAAAAACTGAAACGGCAGCTCGGGCTTGTTACTGCGGACATGGCGAACGTTGATTCGACACAGGCCGAAGCACAGCAACTTGCGGCATCGTCTGCAAATCCGACTGGCACACCGAATCAGCCAGCGGGTGAAATGGCTGATATGTCGCGTCTGCAATGGGGACGCAATCGAAAAGCGATTGAGGACATTCTCGCCGAGTACATCGCCGGAACGGCAAGCGAAACAAAATCAAAAGTGTTTCTTCAGTCGCTCGGACTCACGGAAGCAACGGCAAACATGCTGCTAAGTGATGCCGCCGATGGAACAGTCGACACAGACCTGACTCAAGTACCGGAGACGGAAAATGCCACGTAAGAAGGGCACGCTACCGCCTCAAAGACTCGCCAGCGTTGTGATGCGCCAAGTTGGTTACTCACAAGGAGTGACGGACGTTGTTGTCGCCACGGAAACGCCAGTAAGGCGATACGACGAAGACCGGGGCTATGTGATCAATGAAGTATTGTTGATGGACGGTGTTGTGTTGCGTTCTGGAATGCAACAGATGCCCATCGTTGACAGTCACGACGATAAGACAGTCCGAAACATCCTTGGCAGCATTCGCGGATTGCAGGTGATCAATGGCGAACTGCATGGCCAGCCTGTTTTCGCAAGCGATGAAGAAGCGCAGGTCATTCGCCAGAGAATGGACGAAGGGCACATCACAGACTTTTCAATCACAGCACTTCCAATCGAATCGCTCTTTATTCCGCATGGACAGAGCTACACGACGCAACGAGGTGCGGTGATTGAAGGACCGGCAGTCATCCATGTGAGGTGGCAACCGCATAACGCTTCGATCTGTGCCACAGGTGCAGACGAGAATTCCACTGTCCGCAGGTCCTATACAGACCTCGAAAGAAAGGTAACCAGAATGGACGAGGCACTATTGGGCCAGCTCGCAGCAATGGGACTGCCCGAAGGAATGACTGATCCGAATCAGGTGCTTGCATGGGTTGTTGGGAAACTGACACCAGCAGCAGAAGCACCAGAATCAATGGTCGAAAATATGGACGGCGAAAAGCCTGCCGAAGTTCCGACGGAAGAAAAGCCAGTCGAGAACATGGATGGCGAGGACGCAACCAAGAAGATCGAGCAGGCAATTGGCCGAGCACTCAAGGCCGACACTGTTCGACGCAAAGAAATTCAGGCTCTGTGCACTGCGCACAAAATCGAACGATCGTTTGCCGACCAACTCTGTGATGGCGGCGTTGACCTCAACACTGCAAGAACAAGGATTTTGGAACGAATGGCAAACAAACCAGCAGGCCAAACGGCCACCGATGAACGCGTCTCAGTCACTGAGTCAGCGGATGACAAGTTGTTTTCAGCAATGCGGGACGGTCTTGTCCTGCGAAGTGCTCGACAGGCTGGCATCCGTGGGAAGATCATCGAGGCTCCAGCAGTGGGGCACGAAGATTTCCACAACATGAAACTGTCCCGAATGGCTGAAATGTGTGTGGCAAAGCTCGGTTGCAATGTGCAGCGGATGTCTCCAAAGGACATCGCACTGGTTGCAATGGGACATCCGGCAACTCTCAATCGATTCCGGGTTGAGCGATCGGCGTATCACACGACCGGCAGTTTCTCCAATCTGATGCTCGATGCTCAGAACAAGACGCTGCTTGCCGCCTATGAAGAAGCCCCTTACACATGGGAACTGTGGGCACGCAACGCCGGAACGGTGGCTGACTTCAAAAACATCAATCGAATCCGGTTCTCCGAGATGGGTTCACCGGAAATGGTTGCCGAACGTCAGGACTATCCAGAGTCGCCAATGAGCGATGCAAAGGAAGTCTACAAGGTCGAAAAGTACGGCAGCATTTTCTCAGTCACCTGGGAAACTGTCGTGAATGACGACCTGGACGCGATCAGCCGCATTCCAGCAATGCAGGGTGCTGCATGTCGACGCAAGCAGAACGCAGCGGTGTACAACATTCTGACATCCAATCCAACGATGGCAGATGCCGGTGCACTGTTCAATGCGACTGCCCAAACCACTCCTGGCGGTCATGCGAACTACACCAGCAGCGGCACGGCAATCAGTGTTGCTTCTCTGAACGTCGCGTTCACAAGCATGATGACCAAGAAGGGCTTAAACAGCAGTGTTGTGCTGAATCTTCAGCCATCGTTCTTGATTGTCCCTGTTGCGATCAGTGCAACCGCACTTCAGGTTGTTGGGTCTATTGCCGATCCGTCAGTCGGTGGATCAGCAGCAGGCAACAGCAACACGCTGAACATCTACGGGCCAAACGGCTCACGTCCGCTGCGGGTCATCGTTGACCCAACGCTCGATGCGAACAGTTCAACCGCTTGGTACTTGGCAGCAAGCACGAGCCAGGTCGACACCATCGAACTGACATTCCTTGAAGGCGAGCAGTCTCCAGTTCTCGAAAGCGAATGGGACTTCGACAAGGACGTGTACAAGTACAAGGTTCGTCAGACGTTTGGCGTTGCAGCCATCGACTATCGCGGACTGTACAAGAACGTCGGGGCTTAGTGCTCTGGCAGGATGAATCACGGCGGGGACAGTCGTTTCCCGCCGTTCTTTGACGCACTCCCAACGGTAGCGGAATGCGACGACCCGTTTTGAAAGGTGATTACGATGGCCGGTATTGCCAATTTCCAAGAGTACGTCGATGACTTCTTCGGAACGTCAGCGACATTTCCAACGTCAGCAGACCCAGCAACTCCGTGGCTTGCTGTGGACACGTCAGCGGCTGGAACGCCGACCTATGTCCGCAACGCATCAAGCGCGGTGCTGACACTGGCATCAACCAGCGAAGTGGAGAACGTTTGCCTCGCTCATGGCGATGCGCTTTCATTTGACATCGACGACATTTTCACTGCGGAATTCCGAGTGAAGGTGAGCGGCTGCACAAGTGGCACCACGATCAGTTGGGGCCTTGCTTCTGCACGAAACGACGACCCGTCAGCAATGACGGCGTTGATTCTGTTTCAGATGGTTGGTGCGACATCAACAACGGATGTCACTTGCCAGACCGACGACAACGTCACCGACACGGCGCCAGTTTCAGCCGCAACGTCGTTGTCAACGACCTTCAAGCGTTTCACTATCGACCTGACAAACAAATCGAACGTGAAGTTCTACATCGACGGCGTGCGTGTTTGTGCAAGCACCACGTTCACGATGGCCGGTTATACGGCAGGGTTGCAGCCGTTCATTCAGATCCAGAAGACCTCGTCAGCAAACACTGACTCAGTCACTGTCGATTACGTCAAGATTGCTGCAAAGCGTAGCTAATGACACTGGCTGACCGGATAGTCTCCGATGCGGGGAATGTGTTTCTGAACTCGGATCACTTTGCCGAGACGGTGACATACTACCCGTTTCGGATGCAGCCTACAGCACGAACGGCAAGAACGATCAAAGCCATTGTGACTCGGAATCAGGTCAGCACGTTCAATCCTGATGAACAGATTGTTCCAGAATTCGAAGTCCGCGTTGCTAATGACTCGACAACGGGAATCAGCAGCGCGGAACTAAATACTGGTGGTGACCAGATTGCATTGGCTGTCCGCGTTGGCGAAACACCGACGCGACGGTCCGTGCAAACTCTGATCGAGCATGATGAAGGAATGCTGGTGCTGTTATGCCGGTGACTGTCAATACGCCTGTGGTGACTCGCATCTCGGACGAGATTGTGAATCGATTGCAGACGTTAGTTGGCGGTGATGCTGGCACGTACACATTTGCAGGCGTGGTGCGTCCGACGAAGATCATGAATTACACGCCGCAGCACGGTTTGATTGTCGTGACTCGTGGTGAAGTGTCTCGCGTTCCTGAATTGGACTGCCCTGGAAATCCGCCAGCAAACACCTACCGACAAACGTTTTTGATTCGTGTCCATGTGGCACCGTCGGAGAACGATGAAACGCCGGTCGAGGTGTTTGAGGACGTGATGGAGGCAGCAATCCTTCAGGCGATACGAGTTGATGAAACATGGTACACATTCAATGATCACGCACTGATTGCAGACTTTGGAGCACAGGTTACAACGACCAGCGACGGAGGATACGACGGGTTTGCAGTGCCATTGAATGTTACCTATCGAATCTCAGAGGGCGACCCCTACACGGTCCGAATATGATCGCCATTGAAATCAATCGTGGGCAACTTCAGCGGCTGGCAGATGCTGTGTCAGCCAGCGGGAAAAAACTCACGAAAGAAATCGCTGGTGCAATCAATCAAGTCAGCAGAAAAACAAAACTTGAAATGGGGCGCGACATTCGAAAGAAAGTTGCGATCCCGAAAGAGGAAGTCGAAAAGCCTTTGAGCATTCGGGCACAGGCGACAGAAGGGAATCTGTCTGCCGTTGTCTCGCTCAAAGAAACAAAGCGGCTTGGGTTGAGGCACTTTGGAGCACGACAGGACAAACGCGGCGTATCGTACAAGATCGACAAGCAAGGCGGGCGCAAGAGAGTCAATGGTGCATTTCAAGGACCGAAACCGGGCGTCATGCGGATGAAATGGAAGGGCAATGCGTTCAAGCGTGTTGGTGCTTCCAGGCTTCCAATTGTGCAACTTAAAGGCGTGTCGGCCTACGGCACCTACAAGAAAAATGAGATGGCTGGACCACAAGTCAAGTCAATCGAATCCGAGTTGACTAAACAACTCGAACGACGAATCAAACTCAATGTTCTCCGAGCCTCCGGGCTTGTCACAACATAGGAAGCGGCAATGCCACTACTCAGACGCAAAGCGGTGTTTGCCGCGAAGGTTGAAACCACGATCGGAACTGCCGAGTCCTTGTCGGGCACTGAAGGTGTATTCAACGCC